ATTTCAAGACAAAGATACTCCAAAAAGAATATTTACAACAATTTAGACATTCAAAACAACTACAAACCAGTTACTACATATCAAGCTGTTGTAATTCCGGATTATGTGACACTTAATTATAATTGTATAATTTACACATATTATGTAGAACAATTAAACCATGTACTTGAAACTATTAACTTTGCAGCTGATACTTATTGGGGCGATCCTGAAAGATTTAAGTTTAAAGCTATGATTAATAGTTACCAAACTATAACAGAACTAAACGCTGGACAAGAACGTATGGTAAAAGGCACATTTGATATAAAAATGCATGGATATATTGTTCCAAATGTTATTCAAAGTGATTTAAATGCTCTTAAAAAATTCTCAAGTGCTGCTCAAATTATCTTTAACACAGAAACTGTAGCAACTCCTGATGATTTAAATAATCTATAAAAAGTTTTTAATATTTATAAACAAAATTTTAATAAAATGGAACAGGTTACAAAATTAACAGAACAAGAAATTCAACAATTAAATCAACTCCAATCCCAACAGGACGAATTTATAACAAAATTTGGACAACTTGAATATCAACTTCAAAACCTTGAGTTACAAAAAGAAAAATTAATTGAACAATTGGAACAATCTAAAGAATTAGAAGCACAAATTGCTAATCAATTAAATGAAAAATATGGAGATGGAGTTATTAATTTACAAGAAGGCACTTTTTCTAAACAATAATATTTTTTACAGAAAAAATTGATATTTATCAATAAATAATAACTAGAACAACATGGCAGAACAAGTAATATCACCAGGCGTATTTTTAAATGAAAACATACCTGTAACTACAGAAGCCCCTATTATCCCAGTAGGAGCTGCTATTATTGGTCCTACTGTATTAGGGCCTGTAGAAATTCCTACAATAGTAACTACTTATAGTGAATTTAAGCAAAAATTTGGTAGTACTTATGTAGCTAGTGGCTCATCATATAGCTTCTTAACTTCTATTTCGGCACAAAAATATTTCCAAAATGGAGGACAAAGATTACTTGTTACTAGAGTAGCCTCTGGTTCATTTACCCCTGCTAGTTCTTCTACTATACAAAATGGTGTAGCTACCGTAGCAGCAGCTGATGCTACTGCAAGTTTTGATGCTGTAGCTACTACAGCAGATGCTGTTAACGATGAAATTAGATTAACATACGATTCAACTGTTTATAGATTCTTAACATATGATCCTGATGGTGTCCAACCTGAAGATGATGTTGATGGTAACGTTTATTACTTTGCTTCACAATCTTCTGCAAACGCTGCTGCAACCGCAATTGGCGCCGTACTCGAAAGAGCCCTTTCAGGTTCAGAAGCTTCTGCTAGTTTCTTATTAACAGATGTTAATGTAGACGCAGCTACAATCTCACTTACAGGTTCAGGAGTAACTTTAAACACCTCTACTATTTCTACAGGTTCCGCTTCAGATTTCTTAACTGTAGCTACATTTGGGGGCGGTGTAGGAAGCACAGGCGATAACGCCTTTACACTTAAAACTATTTCTCACGGTATTTCTATGAATTCTGATAGCACAGAAACCTCAGCTGGTGTGTTGCCTAATGGTACTAAGGACAACCTAAGATGGGAAATCACAGACGCTAATACCTCATCAGGTGACTTTACTCTTACTATTAGAAGAGGTAATGACAGACAAAACGATAAAGTAATATTAGAAACATTTAGAGGTGTAAACCTTGACCCCCGCTCACCAAACTATGTTGCTCGTAGAGTAGGAAGTCAATATAAAGAACTCACAGGAACTGGAACATCAGCCTATATCGCAGTAAATGGTGAATATCCAAACGTAAGTAAGTACGTTTACGTAGATAGTGTAGACGCTACTACATTAGATTATTTGGACGATGCAGGTAATATTAGGGTTCAAGCATACACGGCTTCTATCCCAATAAACCAAAGCGGTTCATTTTCAGGCTCTATAGGTGATATTTTAGCCCATGATCCAAGCAAATATTCATATGAATCAATGTCAAATGCTAATACACAAGGTATTAATCCTGATGATTATACAGATGTAATTGCCGTATTAAGAGATAAAGATGCTTACCCATTTAATGTAATCACAACTCCTGGATTAATTTACAGTGAAGGCCAACATGCAACTGAATTAGATTCTCTTATTGAATATGTTGAATCTAGAGCAGACGCAATTATTCCTATTGACTTAAGAAATTACGGAGCAACCGTTACACAAGCTACTGATACAGCTGCTAACCTTAATACATCATACGCAGCTGCTTACTGGCCCTGGGTTAAAGTAAGAGACAACGATTTAGCTAAAGATGTTTGGGCTCCTGCTTCAACTCTTATTCCTGCAGTATACGCAGCAAACGACGCAGCTTCTGATGCTTGGTTCGCTCCTGCTGGATTTAACAGAGGTGGGTTACCTGGAGTAGTAGCAACCGAAAGAGGTTTAAAGAGAAGCTTAAGAGATACTCTTTACGCTGCTAAAGTAAATCCAATTGCTGCCTTCCCAAATGCTGGTATAGTAGTATACGGACAAAAAACACTTCAAACTAAAGCTTCTGCAACAGACAGAGTTAACGTAAGAAGGTTGTTAATTGCTTTAAAAGGATTCATTGGTAACGTAGCTCAAAACTTGATTTTTGAACCTAACACAGTAGCTACAAGAAACTCATTCCTCTCTGTAGTTAACCCATATTTAGAAACCGTACAACAAAGACAAGGATTGTATGCATTTAAAGTTGTTATGGATGCTTCTAATAATGGTCCTAATGTAATTGATAGAAACGAATTAAGAGGTACTATTTATTTACAACCAACTAAAACAGCAGAATTTATAGTTCTTGACTTTAACGTATTACCAACTGGAGCAGAATTCCCAGCTTAATATAAAACAGACAAAACTGAAACAAAAATAACATGGCAGAATTAATAATATCACCGGGAGTATTTACAAACGAATCCGTCCCTACAATTACAGAAGCAGCAGCAGCCCCTGTAGGAGCTGCGGTTGTAGGACCTACACCGCTAGGACCAGTTAACATACCAACTTTATGTACTACATTTAGTGATTTCCAATCTAAATTTGGTACTACTTTTGAAAGTGGTGGGGTAGATTACTCGTACCTTACTTCTTTAGCTGCTTATAACTACTTTAGACAGGGGGGTACCAATTTATTAGTTACTAGAGTAGTCTCAGGAAGTAGAGGTGCTTATACATCTGCCCAATCTACGTATGTTCCTTCTTCTGGTAGTACTAATACTTTTAATGCCTTTACATTAAAAACTTTCTCTCAAGGTATTTTAATGAACTCTACACAATCTGCTGGTGGTTTAGATGAGGCAACAGGCTCAGCCTCAGGTTCATTAGTAAGTGGTTCTAGAGATAATTTAAGATGGGAAATTACAAATACTGATTACAATAAAGGAACCTTTACTCTTACTATTAGACAAGGTAATGATTCTCCAACTGCCAAAAAAGTATTAGAAACATTTAGAGGTGTAAACCTTGATCCCAATTCTGACAACTACATTGAAAAAAGAATAGGTAATCAATATAAGTCAATTACAGGTACTGGAGCTAACGCTTATATTCAAGAAAATGGTAGTTACCCTAATTTAAGCAATTATGTTTATGTCTTAGCAGTTTCTCAATCAACCCCAGACTTCTTAGATGCTAATGGTACTAGAAGCAACGAGGCTTATACAGCTTCTTTACCCCAACCTTCAAACGGTGGTTTTTATAACGCTAGTGGTACTTTGTATACTGGAGAAGCTAAGATGGGTAAGAATATCACAGCAGGTAATATGCAAGGGTTAACAACAGATTCCTATACTGATATTGTAGAGCTTCTAAAAGATAAAGATTTATATTATTTCAACACAATTTCATTCCCTGGATTTATAGCTTCTAATACTGCAACTGCTCAAACAATGATTGATTTGGTTGAAGAAAGAGGTGATTCACTTGCGGTATTAGATTTAGGAGTATATGATGCTAGTGTATCTACAGTAGTAACAGCTGGTGAAAATTTTGATTCTAGCTATGCTGCTTCATATTATCCATGGGTATTATTAAACGATCCTCAAACTGGTGCTGCTACTTGGGCTCCTGCATCAACAATAGTTCCTGCAGCCTATGTTTATAATGATACTGTAGCCGGTGCTTGGTTTGCCCCAGCAGGCTCAACTAGAGGTTCAATTAACAGTGCAATTTCATTACAAAGAGCTCTTCCTAAAGCAGATAGAGATACTTTGTACGATGGTAAAGTAAATCCATTAGTTAACTTCCCAAGCACAGGAATTGCAATTTACGGACAAAAAACATTGCAAGCAGCAGCATCTGCTACTGACAGAGTTAATGTAAGAAGATTGCTCCTTAACTTGAAGAATTTTATTGGTACCGTTGCTCAAGGTTTAGTATTTGAACCTAACTCATTAGCTACAAGAAATGCGTTCTTATCTGTAGTTGTCCCTTACTTGGAATTAGTACAACAAAGACAAGGATTATACGCATTTAAAGTAACAATGGACGATACAAATAATGGCCCTGACGTAATTGATAGAAACGAATTAAGAGGTGCTATCTACATTCAACCCGTTAAAGCTGCGGAATTTGTAATCCTAGATTTCAACGTATTACCTACAGGAGCAGAATTCCCAGGATAATACGACTTTCTTAAAAACACGAATATTTATAATCACAAAATAACAAACATTAGAAAACATGGCAATATTAGATACTAACGAAGTATTTTTCACAGCGTTTGAACCCAAACAGCAGAATAGATTTTTGATGTCACTAGATGGCATTGAATCATACATCATTAAGGGTGTTGGCGCTATTACATTAACTCAAGGTGAAGTCACTCTTAACCACATTAACGTTTACAGAAAAGTTAAAGGTAAAACTACTTGGGGTAACGTACAGTTAACACTTCATGATCCTGTTTCTCCTTCTGGAGCTCAACAAGTAATGGAGTGGGTAAGATTACATCACGAATCAGTAACAGGTAGAGATGGTTACTCTGATTTCTACAAGAAAGATGTAACATTAAGCGTTTTAGGTCCTGTTGGTGATATCGTTTCAGAATGGATCTTAAAAGGTTGCTTCATCGTAGATGCCAACTTCGGTGATTACAACTGGGATACAGAAAACACAGCTCAGTCATTAACTATGACTCTTGCTCCTGATTACTGTGTATTGAACTTCTAATATAAGCCAAAAATGATTATAAAAAAGGAGCGCACGAAAGTGCGCTTCCTTGTTTTTCTATATATTTATATAAAACAATTAAAAGTTATTAATAATGAGTGACGAAAAAACAGTTGAAACCCCTGTGGTAGAATCAAAATTTAAATTCCCCACAGAAATTGTAGAATTGCCTTCAAAAGGTTTACTCTACCCCAAAGACAATCCCCTATCTTCAGGCAAAATCGAAATGAAGTATATGACTGCTAAAGAAGAGGATATTTTAACTAACCAAAATTACATTAAACAAGGCATTGTTCTTGACAAGTTGATGCAGTCGTTGATTGTGTCAAAGTGTAATTATGATGACCTTGTAGTAGGCGATAAAAACGCTATAATGGTTGCCTCTCGTATTTTAGGTTATGGTAAGGATTATACTTTTGAGTATGAAGGAGACGAGGTTACAGTCGATTTATCTGAGATTGAACCTAAATGGATAAATGAAGAACATTTAGTAGAATCTAATACTAATGAATTTTCATTTATACTTCCCCATACTAATACCCCAATTACTTTTAAAATCTTAAGCAATAAAGATGAAAAAGCAATTGACGCAGAAGTAAAAGGATTGAAAAAAATCAACAAACAATCCTCCCCAGAATTGACTACTAGATTGAAACACATGATTCTTTCAGTTAATGGAGATTCTTCTACAAAAGCAATTAGAGAATTTGTTAGTAACCATCTCTTAGCTCGCGATTCAAGAGCTCTTAGAGAACATATCAAGGAGATACAACCCGATATGAATCTTACCTTCGACTTTTACCCCTCAGATGGTGGTGATGTTCAAGAAGACATAAAGATTCCTATCGGGGTTACGTTTTTTTGGCCTGACGCCTAATTATAGGGCAAGTATATTTGCTATGATACATGATATAGTGTATCACGGTAATGGAGGGTTTGATTGGCACACAGTGTACAACATGCCTATTTGGCTACGTAACTTTACTTATAAAAGAATAGCTAATTATGTTGAAGAACAAAACAAAGCCAATAATTCGTCCTCATCAAGTGGAGGATCTCGCCAAATAGATTTTGCATCACCTCCTTCAGACATAAGACCAGGCCAAAGAATATAAGGGTAGTGCGAAAGCGCTACCCTTTAATATTTATAGCAAAACATTCTGCATGGCAGACCAACAGAAAATAGACAATCAAGATCAATTTAATGCTTTTCTAGAGCGTGAACTTGAATTGCGCCGAGAAAACCAAGCTTTTTTAGGTGAAACTTTATCTATAGGGGCTCAAATAGCAGACCAAATTGAACACCAATTAGGTAAGATTAGCCAAAGATTAACTTTAGATAAAGAAATATTAAAATCTTCTAGGGATAGTGTTAATGTTGTAAAACGTCTTAGTAGCAGTTATTCATCTATTAATGATGTTCAAAAAGATCAAATAAAGATCCAAAAACAAATACAAACTAATCAAAACATAATAGCAGCTAAATCTAAATTCATTAGTGAAGAAGATCTAAAAGCAGCTAGAGCTTACATAGAAAAAGAAAAAGCTTTAGAAAAGCAACAAAAGCTTACAGCTGACCTCCTTGCACAACAGGAAAAAATGGAGGCTGAATTTAGGGCACAAGAAGACGCTGGTAAATCTCTTACTCAAGAACAAGTTGCCCAAAGAATAGTAATGGAAGCTAATGTAAAAGCTTCCCAAGCTTCGACAGCAGAAATAACTAAACAACAAATAGAGGCTTCAAAACGAATAAATAACGAAGCAGTTTCAGTTGAACTACTTAAGGATCAGAATGAAGAACTATCAAAAGCAGATGATTATTTAAACACTCAAGAAGGATATCTTAAACAGATTATAAAAAACCAAGCTTTATGGAATATAAGTTTAGGTGCTGCTGAAGGATTTCTAAAGAAAATGGGATTAGAAAGTGCTACTTTAAGTTTTGGTTTAGAAGAAGGAAGCAAAGCCGCTGAAGAAATGGCTAAGAAACTTTCTGAGGGAGGACAAAAATCTTTAGGGCTTATAGATCAAGTTAGAGTTTTAGGAGCAGGTATTGTAGGAACTGTTAAGGGCATGAGTAAAGCTCTTAAAGAATTCTTAGCAGCAGGCTTTTTCTTATCTTTAGGTAAAGCTATAGGTAAACTATTTGCTATGCCCCTTAAACCTATGGTAGGATTTATTAAGGACTTAAAAAGCAAATTTACCCAAGGTATTGATTATATCAAAAATGAATTTTTCTCTTTAGATTCTTATATAGCAGATGCTAAAGCTGGTGACGCTTTCCTACAGCAAATGTCACAACATACTGCTGAACTTGCTTCTAATTTAGGTGTTGGTACTAAAGCAGCTAGAGAATTAACTCAACAAGCAGGTAAAATGAGCGCTTCTGTAGGTATGATGCCTGAAGAATTAGCTAAAACTACTGGTGAATTACAAAAAGCATTTGGAACAACCCAAAAATTCTCAGACGATACTGTAAAAACTATGGGGCAAATGACTAATTTATACGGTTTATCTAATGAAGAAGCTTCAGAGTTTGTCAAATTGTCGCAATTGCAAGGTAAAGAGGCTTCAGACACTGTATTAACGTATAAAACAGAAATTCAAGCGTTAAAAGAACGTAACAATGTTGCTCTTTCTGAAAAAGAAGTAATGAAAGAAATAGCGGGTATGAGTGCTGCTACTCAATTAACTCTAAGAGGACAAGGTAAATCTTTAGCAGATGCTGCTTTTCAAGCTAAAAAGTTAGGTTTAGAAATGGGCAAAGTTGAGGGTATAAGTAGTAGTTTACTTAGCTTTGAAGAATCTATAGGTAAAGAAATGGAAGCTGAATTGTTAATCGGTAGAGATTTACAATTAGATAAAGCTAGACAAGCAGCACTCCAAGGTGATTTAGCTACTGTAGCAGAAGAAATAGCCAACCAGGTAGGTTCGGCAGAAGAATTTGGTAAAATGAATGTTATGCAACAAGAAGCATTAGCTGCTGCTGTTGGTATGACACGTGATGAACTAGCTAAATCCCTTAAAACACAAGAATTATTAGCTGATACTGGGTTTAAGGATATGAATGAAGCTCAAGAAGCTTACAGAAAAGTCCTTAAAGAAACAGGCTCAGAAGAAAAAGCAATGGCTGCTATGAAAGCCAAAGGCGCCTCAGATGCTCTTCAAGATCAATTTAGAGAAATTTCTTTACAAGAAAAGAGAGCACAACAGGAAAGAGATGTTTTAAATGCTCAAGTTAAAATGGCTCAAGCTACAAATAAATTATTTGATGCTTTTGCTAAAATAAATAAAGTAATTAAAGATATAAAAGCTGTTATTGTAACAGCTATGAAACCTTTCTTTGATTCATTTGGAAAAACAGTTGGAGAAGGAGGTAAAGCTTTTAAAGAAATGATTTTACCCTATGCTGAAAGACTTGGTAACTTTATGAATGGTGTAGGTTTACGTATAGTAGATATTGTAAAAAGTAGTGGACCCCAACTTAAAAATATTTTTGAAGGAGTATTAACTTTATTCAGTAATATTTACCAAGTAGTTGGTAAAGTTATAGCTGGACTTGTAGGTGTACAAAACACTGGTAAAGGAACTGGTAGTACTTTTGAAAGTATATCTAATGTAATAAGCACAATGGTGGATTATCTAGAAAATCTAGATATTAGTACCATTGTAGATCAAATTAAAGGCTTTATAGCAGGTATAAAATCAACTTTTGCAGCTATAGGAAAAATCATAACCTCAGTAGGTAAATTCTTTGGAGATAATCCTGGGGTATCTAAAATGGCAGGGTTGGGAACCTTTGCTTTTACTTTAGCCCCAGGAGCTGTTAAAGATATAGCTGGAAGTGTAGGAGGTGCTATAAAAGATAAAGCTATAGGGGGTTTAAAAGCAGTAGGTGCTAATTTAGGTAACAAACTTACTGAAAAATTAGGTTTAGGCAAGTTATTTGGGAGTAGCAGTAAAAAACCAACAGGAGGAGCTTCAGATCCTTTATTTGTTCAAGATGTAGGTGGGGGTGCTGCTGGAAAAGCTGCTGATATTTTAGGAAAAGGTGGTAAAGCTAATATATTAAAACAATTTAAAACTTTACTTAAAAAACCACAAGTAATGTTTAGAGCCATGGCTCAAAAAGGTAGTGGTTTCACTAAAGTTTTAGGTAAATTAGGACAAAACGCAGGTAAATTAGGACTTAATTTTGGTAAACTTGGTGCTAATTTAGCTAAAGGAGGACTTTTCGCAGCAGCTGGTATGGCTGCAGAATATGCCTTTGGACACTTTGCTGACAAATCTAGAGAGGCAGGTAATGCTATGGATGAGCAAATAGCAGTAATGGATGAAGGTGCAGATAAGGACAAAGCTATTCAAGCTCAAAAAGATAAATACGCTAAAGCAGACGCCTTAGCAGCTGCTGGAACTGTAGCAAAATATACAGCTATGGGTGCAGGTATTGGTAGCATGATTCCTGTAGTAGGAACTGCAGTAGGTGCTGTTGTTGGATTTACAGCAGGTGTGGTACTAGCAAACAGAGATTACCAAAAAGAACAAAAGTTTAGAGCAAGTAAAGAGTACGAAACTCAAAAGAGAATCCAAAGAGCTCAAATAAAACTTCAAAAAGCAGAAGAACAACAATCTATACTCACAGCTCAAATTAAATTAAAAGCTGCTAAAGAAGGAGCTGCTGCTGAATTAGAAGTTAAAAAACAATTTGCTGAACAATTAGGAGGTGCTGGAACTACTCTTGAAAGTTTAGGCAAAATGGATGTTGATTATACTAGTGATGCTTTTAAGCAACTAGCATTAGATGCTCTTAATGCTGGTAATGTTACCGAAGAAGAATATACAGCTGCTCTAAAAGGAACATTAGATCCTTTAGAGTTTATGAATAAAGCCGCCTCTAATGCATCTAAAGGTGTTAAAAAGCTTTATGATTCTGCAATGGACACCGCTCAGGCTATAGGTGGTGAATTAAAGAAAGCTTTATTAGAACAAGCAGGCGTTAATGAAGAAGTAGTTAATGCTCAATTAGGAGCTATTAATACTCTTGGAGAACTTAACGCTAGTGAAGCTAGAAAATTAGCAGACAAATACGGGGATGAATTAACATCCTATTCTAATACTGATGCCGTTGAATTCCTAAGAGGAGAAGATGAAGACTCTAAAAAACTTAGAGAAGAATTAATTGCTCGTTATGAAAAAGCAGGAGCTTCCCAAGAACAGATAGATGAAGCTATGAAGCTTTACGCTAGACAACTTGAAGAAACCGGCACCGATTTTGAACTTAGTTCCGCAGCTGCTTTAGAACAAGCGATGGGTGGAATTGGTGAGCAGTTAAAAGAGGTAATGACTTTAGCTATAAAAGAAGCCGATGCAGAAGTTGCCCAAAAACAAGCTGAAGCCTTACAAATGATTCAGGGTACTGATATCATTAAACAAATTGCCGATATTAAAAAAGAAGATTTAGCTACAAACCAAGAATTAGCCTCTTTAATAGAAAGTTTAGGAATAAACATGGAGGATATAATGGAGGGTGGTATTTTAGGTGATGAACAAGAAGCTATTAAAAAGGCTATTGTAGATGGTATAGTAGCAGGACAAATGGGAGCTAAAGGCTCAAACCCAGAACTATTTAATCAACTACAAGGAGCACTAAATGTAGACGACTTTATTATCCGCCCAGGACAACCCCCAATTAAATTTAATAAGGATGACTTAGTTATAGGAGGTACTAAATTAGGTGGTGATGGTAGTACTGGAGGTTCTGACAATGAAGCTCTTAAACAAGAAGTTAGAGAACTAAAAGAAATTATGGCAGGATTTGTTCAACAAATGGCTACTATTGTAAATCGCCCTGTAGTTGTAGAATTGGATGGTAATAAGGTAGGTGAAACATTAGGAAGAAATTCTTTTAGAGTTCAATAATTTTAAAAAGTTATAATATTTATAATAAATCGATTTTTTTAACCTTTAAAATTTAATTAACATGGCATTATTAGATTCAGCAGCTCAAAGTGCATTAAGCTTAGGTGGGCAAACCCCAGCTCAAACTAACGCTGCACCCTCAAATGAAGGTGTAGTCACTCTTGAAGGCTCTACCCTAGATAGAGACAACGGAGCTACTCCAACTAGATACTTGGATAACCCACCAGCTTAATTTTGTGTTGAATGCCCGGAATTATAGACTTACAGACAAATCTTAGGGATTTATCCTATGGTTCTGGCAAGCAACCTTACATACAGACACCTATTCCTGCCTATGACGACCCTAATCCTACTAACCATATAGGAAGGGACGCTCTAGGCAGGACTGGGCTTGTCAACGATTTATTAACAGATGTTGAGCGTATAGGAAAATGGGCGCTTGACGGAACTGGAGGTTTAATTTTTGTAACTAAACAGAATGCTTTAAGTTTAACTGGAGTTAAAACTGTAGCTAATGCTCCTAAAAGAGCATATCTTCCAACTAACACAGCAGCCCAAATAGCTGTAGGAGCTAACCAAGGTATCCACTTTATTCAACCTGGATTAGTTCCGGATATAGATGATACTAATAAGTATGAATACGTTCAACGAAATGAATTTAGTGGAAATAGTGGTGGTTTAAATAGATTAACAGCTCTTAAAAAGGCTAAACTTAATGGAGAAACTAATCCTTTATTCACTGAAATTCAAATTAATAACACCAATGAAGGAGTCCTCCT